GACCAACAGCTGAAAGCTCGTCTAAGTTAATAGGCATTGTTCCTTCTGGCTTATTAACATACGCTCGACCTTTTCTTAGCATTCCACCAGCAACATAAGGAAGGCTTTGCATTGCAAACTGAGCAAGTTCACTATCAGGAGCAACTGTCTGTGAAAGAAGACCTGTTCCCCCTGCTACAGCTCCTTCAGCAGCTATGCCCATACCTGTTCTTCCAAACAAACCGGGAAGCCCTCCTGCTGATAATAGCATGGCAGGGGCAGCAGCTTGACCTGCTGTATAAGCTCCTTTATAGCCAGAAATCTTCATCAAATCAGGGCCACCAGCCCGTGCTATGGCATTTGTTATCCCTGTGCTAGACAGAGCACTTGGCTCTCCGCTGTTTTTAAAAGCATCATATACATTACCCCATCCACCTGCTAAGTCAACAATTCCTTTAGCTCCACCTTTCAATAGAGCTTCAGTAGCATTTTTAAATTCATCAAGAGTAGTAGTCTCAGGAGCTTTGTCTAAGACACTGGTATAGCCTTTATCTAGATTACCTTTTCTACGCTCTTGTTCAGCTAATAAGTCAGCTAAAGTATCTGCCATTTTTATTCCTTAAGTTGTTTATCTCTTAGCTTTTTTTGCTGCTTCAATCTTAGCAGCTAGTTCTTCGTTGCTGAGACTTTGCAATGGATTTGGTGCTTGTAGATTAGACATAAATGGAGATGTATATCCTCTGAGACTACCATTATTTGCATAATAGTGTTCTTCTAATGATTTTGCTGATTGTACTACTTCACGAGACCGTTTAAGTAAATATGCAACTAAATCTTGATTAGTTTTAGTTCCTTTTTCCAATGCAGGGCCAATAGACCTAGCAAACTCCCTATCCGTATCAGTTGGGTTTGTACCTAATGTCTTAATAAATCCAAGTACACGCTCACCAGCTAGAGCATTAAATGTATCTGCATTTCCCAGTGCTTTATTATCTTTATCACTTGTTAAACCAATTGTAGAAAAGACACGTAAAGCAGCTACACGAGCAGGTGCTCCTGCACCAACTACATCTTGTGGTGTATTTGCTATTTGTTGCAACACACCTGCTGCATCAATAGCTTTAGAAGCTATTGTCCGAGCATCCGAAACTGTACGAGCATCCAGCTTAAATATTTCTTCAGACCCTGCGATTGGCCCTTTACTCTCAGCCGAAACACTTACTTTACTTGTTGTTTTGTCTACTCCACCATTAAAAGGTATTGGAACTTGCTTACCTGTGGTAGGGTCTACTCCCATAACAAATTGAGTTTTTGTAGTCGTATCAAAGTAAACAGGTTGTCGAGTGCTTTCAGCAACGCCTACTTCTTTAATGCTTGCTCCTGTAGTTCCTGCGGTAAGGCGAGCTAGTTCAGTCTTATAGATGTTAGTCCATTCTGGAGAACCTTGTGCTGCCCCTTGAGAAGCAGCGATAGCAGCAGCATTCTTCATTTCAGGAGTAGCTGTGTCTGCTGGCTGTAGATTCTTAGTTGTCTGTGACCTCTTAAACCCAAGGTCAGCTTGGTCTTGTTCCATCTTATCTGCCGCAGCAGCTGCTTGCATAGCCTCGTTTCCATAACCCATGTCTGCTGCTTTTTTAGCCATAACTCTCAAGCCAGCAACAGAAGTAGGGTCACTGGTCTTTAGAATGCTATCTAAGTCAGAAGCCTTCTTCATCTGAGGGTCTGTTGCACCTAGCATTCCTACGACACCTCTAGCAAGCTGCCCTGCTCCAAGAGCTGTGCTGTAGCTTGCCAGCTCAGTTGGAGAGAGCTTTGCATAGGCCAATGCGTCTGCTTGGTCTTGCGTATTTCTCCGCATAGTCAGTTCTTCTGGAGTAAATCCAAAGAGTCCTTTTACAATTTCGCTCATATTATTCCTTAAATATAACCGCTATTTGAAAACATACCCGGCATAGTGTTCAAGTTGAATTTATCCATATCAAAGCTAGACACTGCCTTTTGGAAACCGGGACTGCCTAAAGCGGTAGACCAAGGGTTATATTGATTAGCTGCTAAGGTAGCAGCAGAAGGCTTCATACCAGCATACAAGGTATCTCCAACATTAGCTCCTGCTGTAGCAGCACGACCACCAAGCTCACTACCAATGTTCAAAGCATTTTGACCAGCTGTTTCAAGGTTCTGAGCCAAGCCAAACTGTGTCTTATATGGGTTGTAGGCTTGAGAGGTAATATCAATACCAGCACCTAATAGTCCTTGTCCAAACTGAGTAGCTGCTCGTCCTTCTTGCTGTGCTTGAGAGGCAAGGCCAAGGTCTCGTTGTGCCAAGGCGTTGTAATAGGCTTGAGCTTCTGGGTTAGCTGCACCAAGCATACCGCCCTGAGCAATTGCTAAACCACCACGGCCTGTGTTCTGTAAGTTCTGTTGTAACTTCGCATAGGCTTGGTCTTGACCCGGCTGTAGCAGCTGTTGTTGTGTCTTCATCCAGTCCTGAGCAGCTTGCTGAGGAGAGGTAGCTAAATAGCCTTGACCAAGATTAAATAGTCCCTGACCAGCTTGTCCTCCCTGCTCTGCAAGGCTCATCCCCGATGTACCCGCTTGTCGCAGGAAAGCATCTCGCTGTGCTGCCATCTCAGGACTGAGGATGTACCCTGCTGATGTTAGGTTTCCAGCGGCATCTGTACCGAAGTTGCTCTTACCAAAGGCTGTTGTAACCCCTACAGGTCGAAAGCGTTGAGCATCTGCTGCTATGCGAGCAGCCTCTGTTTGTGCAGCTGCTTGTGTGTTAGCTGCTTGCTTGTTGCTTTCCCCTTGCATAAAGCCGCCAAGAAGACTAGCACCTGCTCCTAAAAGTAATGGTAACATTTATATGTCCTTGCGCTTAAGTTTTAATAATGAAGAAGATGCCGAGAGAAGGCTGAAGGTTTGCGTCTGTACCTGAAACACCTGTAGAAGCATTTGTTGTTGCTACAGTGACTCCGGTTGTTGCCGTTGAAGTTGCTTGTGTGGATGTTCCTTCCCACGCTTGAATGGTAGAGCCTGTTACGGCAAAAGTTTGTGCTCTAAATGTATAGTTGTGTGCGTGTCCGGGGTCTGTAACTGTAGAAGTTGCCGTATGTGTATGGGAAACAACAACAGCATCTTTAGAACCTAGTGTCTGACCTGCTGTGTATAAACCACCAGCACCAATAGGGCTACGGTTGTTGAAGTTAGGCAGGTTGAAGGTTGTGCTTCCATCCCCTACACCATAAACCGTACCAATGACAGCAAACAGAGCAGCATAGGTGCTACGACTAACAGCTGCCCCTGCACACATTAAGAAGCCTGTAGGGGCTGTCGATGTAGGCCACATATTGATTGTGCCTGTTGGAGAGGTGTTAGCAACAACAAACGCTGTAGTAGCAAGCTGTGTTGTGTTTGTACCTACAGCAGCTGTAGGAGCAACAGGAGTCCCTGTAAAGGTGGGAGACAAGCTATCAGCCTTTGTAGCTACAGCCGTTGCAATGTTATTAAACTCTGCATCAATCTCAGTGCCTTTAACAATCTTTAGGGCATTGCCAGTGGCTAAACTGTCCTTAGATGCAAAGTTAGTGCTCTTTGTGTAATTTGTCAATCTTATTCTCCTTGTTTTAAGAAAGCTACTAAGATTTCTAAATCTTCAACAGTAGCGTATGCTTTTAATCTATTTGCTTTCCAAGAGATAATTTGTATGTTATCTTTTGTATAGCCTCTATCTGAATCAATCCTATCGATACTTGGACTTGTTTCTCTAAACCCTGCGGTATTAAATTCTAAATCAAAACCAAAAACAGGACATTTTCCGTCTACTGGATATAGCTCTTTAATATCGTCAAGAGTTATAGAATGTTCCCTGTCTTTAAGTTTTGCACGTTGTTTAGAAGCATTTAAAAGCATCTGCAATCTATATTCAAAGTTTTTACGCTTATTCTTTTGATATGCCCTGCTGTAATTTAACACAGTATCTTTATTTGCTTCTCTCCGTACTTTTTGATATGCAATATCGCATGAACGGCATTTATACTGAAGACCGTCTTTAGAAGCTAAGTTTTTAGAAAACTCAGATAAAGAAAGATGTTGCAAACAAGCATTGCATTGTTTACCTTGCTCGACAAGTTTTAGAAATAAAGACATTAAACAATCTTGCCATTTTTGGCGTGTATCTCAATCTTCTGTATACTCAGGGGGCTTCCTTGGATGTCAGCCTCATACCCTGTTTGAACTACCTTGCCTCCTCCTGTTGGGTAGGCTACAAGAGTTTGTAGAGCTACACCGTCAGAATATTCAGCAATGTTGTATTCAGCTACTCCATAGTTATAAACTTGCTGAGAAGCAATCTTTACGTTCTGTGCGTAATAGTTACCTGTAAAGTCGTAGCCCCACTTAATTGTCACAAACTGGTCGCTACCGCCAATAACCACTGTCGATAGTTTCTTCAGAATGGTTGTTACAGAAGGAGCACCAAGGTCGGTGTGGTTAGTAAAGTATTGAAACCGATAACTAGTTGTGTTGTCGAAGTAGCCTGCGTATTTACCAATGAAGCCAGCCTTACCGATTAAGAGACTTCCATCCCTACGGCTACAGAAACAAGCAGGAGTCATTGAGTCCCATGTTGTAACCCGTGCGCTGCCGTCCTGTAAGCTCTGTTTTAGGTCGAAACAATAAACAATGCTTAGGGAGGGTACAGACAGCAGATAAAAGCTCTCTAAGGGGCTGTATACGCTCTTTACGAGGCTTAAATCAGCACCATCCAAGGCTCGCATCAAGTCATCACGAACATTCTTGCTCAAATCACGGAATGGAGCACTCTTTTCCTGTATGGTTCGGAGGATGCTTCGTACACCTGTCTTAGACAAGAAGATGACATCAGTACCTGTATTCTGGACACTATCCCTAGCAATGCAGCCGATACCAGTAATTGTATCAGACAGCACCATTGTTGATGGACTATTTGCACCTGAATATACTAATATATTCTCAGTGCCAAGGATGAATAAGAAGTCATTATGTGTAGCAAGGGCAACCACTGTATCGTTACCGTTAGGCCATACAGTTGTTGTGTCTAATGTTCCAGCACTTCCTGTAGCATATTTCTGAGGGCTTGAAATGTCGCTCCATTGAATAAGACTCTTATCGGTTGTTGTGTCTACATTCCATACTCGACCAAAAGCAGCTATAGCGAAGTTGGATTGCTGAACTACTCCATTATAGCCTGTTAGTTCACTAATACGGCGATAGGTTGTGGTTGATAATGCAGAATCAAACACTAACGGGTCATGGCCTCGTTGGAAAGCGTATGCTGCTCCTCCTAGATGACACACGCTCCAATTGTCTCCTGTAATGGTTGGAGCCGTACCACCGCCTCCATAGGTCATTTCTACAAGAGCACCAGCATCTAGCTTAAACACCTTGTTGTTGCCAGCTGCCAGTGTATATGGAGCACCGTCATCACCAATGTGTTCAGAAATTGTCCGAATAACGGCTGTGCCTAAAGCCCCTGAAGCTGTGTTCTGGGGAGACCAGCCCTTACGAGCACCAATACGACCAAACTTATCAATCACTGCATTATTAGCAACAAGAGCAAAACCAGAAGCTAGGTCTAAGCTGCTGTCTTGTGTGTTTAGTCCAAAGAAGCCGGGAGCTGTAATGCTATAAGTTTGTATTTGCTGTGTCATGCCCAATTCCAGCTGTCTAGCTCGTTATAACGGCTGTTCTCAATTGCAATGTAGTCTGCCAATGCACTCTTGAACATTCCGTATGCTTCGCTATTGGTTAAGCCACCGTCTTCACCACGTTCCACTAATGACCGAGCAAGAGCTAACAGAATGACAGGTTCTTTAGGAACAATCATTGTAGCTGCGTCAGTTGTCAGCTCATCCTGTGGTTGATAGATGTTGAAGAATATTGTATATACACCATCAGGGATGGGGAACAAATCAACCTGTGTGTCTCCATTGCTATCTACACCGTTAAAGTTGTAATAGTTAGGAGCACCCTTCTGTGGGTTTGGAGAGCTTAAAAAGCTCTGAGTCATACTAACACCGTCACGGCTTTCTAAGTGATAGCGATTTGTATTGTTATAAATCTCAATAACTTTGAACCGAGACCCTGTACCTACGAGGGCATAGTTGAAGATGCCATCAGAGGTGTTTGCTGTCAGCGTTGTTGTAAGAGAGTTCCAATCGTAGGAGTCTTCAACTTGTCGTTTAGCATCGTTTACAAACTTACCGACCAGCTTGGACAGAACATTCTCGTTGACAGTGGTAACTTCTGGCTCACGCAAGCGAACAAGAACATCATTCACTAGTGATAGGAAAGTTGGGAGTGCCATTAGTATTTCTTCTTAGGTGCTACAGGCTTTGGAGCAGGAGCTGGTTTCTTACGTTTGTTGTTTGTAGCGGTACGCTGACCACGCATTGGCATTGCTTTCATATATTTCCTTTATTTAATTCCGTGTGCGAATAAAAACTCTTTTAGTATATACAGAATACCAAGTATCCCCATCCATACTAAACCAACTAGTGACTTCTCAATGATGGCTTCTCTTAGCTTAATGCTCTGAGCTTCTTTCTTGATGGCTAAACGTACCCATTGCTGTTCTTCATCAGAGAGGTGGGCTGAGTTCTTTAAGGCTGCTGTTAGGTCTGCTATTAGTTCTGAACGTTCATCTGCTGTCATGGGGAGACCTCAGGAGCCGAAGGCGAACTCTCGTCCGCAGGTAGTGGTGTGTTGCCTTCAGCAAGCCACTTTAGGTAGGCTTGGTAGTCTGTGTTGTCAGGGTCGAAGGGGATGGATGCGCCATCTACTGTACGGCACAATATTTCTTGACCAAATGGATTGGAAATTAACTTATACATTTTTATTCCTATAGTTCAATTGCTGCCGTGTAATGACCGCGCACTGGATACGAAACTGTATAATTTACCGCCGCTACAGCAGCCGACCACCCAGT